CGTACAAAAATAAGTGATTCTGTTTTTGATTAACCCATTGTGTACCATCATATACAAGCATATCTTCATTGAGGGGTGTGGTTAACGTCACATTGTTCAATTGTCCAATATTGACGCCAACATTTGAGGTGAGATCAGTCGTTAATGCCGTTGTTGGGTTTGTAAACTCTACAGTATTTGATGCTGTATTTCCGTATGACGTGACCTGTTCAAGTGTTATATCCGTGAGTGTACTACCACTCCCAAAGTACCGAACCGCGGATATATTTGAATCCGCACCTATATCCCCCGCGACGTGAAGTGTATAATCAGGTGTATCCGTGCCAACACCCATATCACCCACGGTAACCACAGCTGTTCCAGGGTTGTTGAAAAATATCGTGTTAGACGTTGTATTTCCATATGATGTGACCTGTTCAAGGGTGATATGTGTCAAATTACTACCATTTCCATTATAATATGAAGCTGAAACATTGCCAGTAACATTTACATTCCGTGTTACATTTACATCTCTCGTCACGTCTATACTTGAAGAAGCAACTATATCACCCGTTACTTGTAGTTGCTTTGATACGATGGCATTTGATTTCATGTACACATTTCCACTCACATCCAATTGTTTCAAAACACTCACATTTGATTTTGCAAAAACATTTCCATCTACCGTTAGGTCTTTTGTTATACCCACATTTGACAAGGCATTTATATTACTAGTTACAGTGAGTTGTTTCGTAATAAATGCGTTTCCTTGTGTGTACAAATCACCACGAACCACAGCCTCGTGTGATACAACAATGTTAGATAACGCATATATGTTACCTGTGACATTTACATCTTTGGAGACATCTACATTCGTCAACGCGTGAATGTTTCCATATACATCAATATCTCGGGACACAATAACATTTGACAAGGCGTACACATTACCCGTGACATTGATATCTTGTGAGACATCAACATTTGATAAGGCTCTGATATCTTCAGTGACCGTAAGATCTTTGTTGACATTTATATTTGATGCGTAAATATCTCGAACAACTGCAAGATCTTTAGATACCACAACATTTGAGCCTGCGTAAATATGTCTCGTGACATTTAGATCTTTTGTTATATTGACATTTGATAACGCATACACATTCCCAGTGACATTAAGTTCTTTAGAGACATTGACATTTGATGACGCATAGACATTCCCAGTTACATTGAGTTGCTTGGAGACATCAACATTCGATAACGCGTACACGTTCCCAGATACATTCAGTTCTTTAGAGACATTGACATTTGATGATGCGTATACATTCCCGGTCACATTCAGTTCCTTGGAGACATTGACATTTGATGATGCATATACATTCCCAGTTACGTTGAGTTGTGCGAATGCGTTTGTATTTCCAGTGACATTGAGCGCCTTTGATACATTAACATTTGATGAAGCATACACGTTCCCAGAGACATTGAGTTCTTTCGACACATCTACATTTGAGTACGCGTGTACATTCCCACCAATAATGAGTTCCTTGGAAACTTCTAGATTTGACGATGCGTGTACATCTCCAAGGACATCCAACTCTGACAACAGATTTAAGTTTCCACCAATCGTTGCAATATTTGAAATTGAAATTGTATTCGCGTATAGTGTTTCATCGATTTTAGCATCTCCCCGAACAACTAAAATATTTGACGCCGTGTCATCAATGTATACATTTGAACCAACATCTAACGTGTGCGTCGGTGACGTATTTCCCACACCGACATTCGAATTCGTGACTAGAGAACCATACACGTGGACTTTAACGTTATTGTCGTTATTGGGTGTTAAATAATGTTCATATGCATTATTATCGGTGTATCCAATGAAAAACTCATCTTGGGTCTCTCTGTAACCTATACCCACATTTGACAGTGCGGATGAACGTGTCATCACAAAACCCAGATCAAACCCCGCCGTCGAATCATAATTGTTTTTACCAAGTTCAACAATGGAATCATCAATGAGAAGATTTTGTTGGGTTGTGAGTGTTGTATCCCCCAAAACTTCCAAGTTACCCACGACGAATAGGGTGTCTGAAACAAATACATTACCTGTGATATTCATTACATTTGATCCGGTGTCATCAACGAATACATTCGAACCTATATCAACGGTGTGTATTGGATTTGTATTAGCTATACCCACCGGTCCATATGTCACAAAACTTGTCGCTGTATTTTGAAATTCAACTGTATATGATGCAACATTACTGACAGCTAATACATCGTCAAGTGATCTGTTTATATTTTCCCCAGAATCTACAACTTCGTGTGTCACTGTATTATATACTAGTGTGTTTGATAGAACATTTGACACGTAACGAACAGGGGCTACGTGAAATCCACTCACAGGTGCATCAATAATTTCTGACGACGCATTGATGATTATAGAATTTTCCGCCTGTTCATCTGGAGTGTATTTACCTATTCTGATCCTCTCGGATCTTTCAATAGTGTTCAAGTTCTTCACCATTTATATAATAAGTCATTTTAATTTATTACATTTGAGTCCAACCAGTCTTTTTGTATCCCATAAATGTATCCAATTCTATATCGTACACTATGAGACCCGGTTCGGGTTTTTTAATATTTTGAATGTCCTCCGTCGTCATACGGGGAACTAATAAACCACGCGTTGTGGAGTTTATCGCGAGTGCTGCAGACGCACAAGGTGTCGACGAGCCAACTGTGACTGAACCGTTACCATCTATAGTCATACTATCTGTAAGTTCACCATTAGGTCTCTTTGTTTTGAAAACTAGACCACCGGGGCGACCGGAGCTTAGACCCGCGTTAGCCTTGGTATACGCGTTAATTTGTGCGAGTTCATTAATTTTAATCGCATCGACTTCACCCAATTGTGATACGGCATTTGGTAAACTGAAAATAGATATTTTTGATGTTGGTTGGGTTGTACCCACCCCAATATTACCAAAAGTTGTTAACGATACATTTTGATTTTCAAGTGTGAGTGTATTTACGGTGTTACTTTGACATGACGTCACGCTGTGTAGAGTTGGGACTGGTACATCTTCAAGGATCTTTATTCGAGTGTCAATGGTAGGAAGTTGTATTTTGAGTGTAGAGATGTCAGTTTCGGATGTGTGAATATTTGACACGAGGGATTCGAGTGGATTAAAACGCACAATTTCCTTGGCGATATCGTCTATACGCGTGGATACATGTGTTTCCAAGTACTTAATTTGACTGGGTGTATTTCGCGCGAGTGTACTCAATTGTAATTGTATGGGTTCAATGTCGTCAATCTTTTTTATGGTGGATTCAATCGTTGTAACTTTTGTAGTTAAACCCGAAATCTTTGATGCATTTGTATCTATCCCACCAATCATACTTTCAAGGTGTCGTACACGTGGAATAACACGTTCCACAGTTCGGATAGAATCTTCAAGTAAAGGTATAGATGTAAGTGTATCTCGGACGGCATTCACATCTCGAATGATTTGTGTTACATCTGGAATTGTAGGTTTTATAGATTTAACTTCCTTTTCCAAATAACTCATGCGTTGTGGAAGTTGGTGGGTGGATGTCGATGTCACATAGTTTTCAAGCATTTGAACTTTTGGTTCAAGTGGCTTCAATGCATCGATCGCGTGTGCAACTTGGATGGTTGTCTCTTCAAGGGGTGCGATACGTTTTATTTCGTCTTGAACTCCCTTGACGTCCAACTCGACCAACTCAACGCGAGATGGAAAGAGTTCAAGTTTTTCAATTCTACTCACATTTGATTCCAAATCTTTGGTATGTGCAATACCTGTAAGTTTTTGCCCATCCCCGATAAATGTGGGTGCGATGACACTGGATCGCGAGACAATTGACCCCCCATGTATGACTTTTTCAACATACACACTATTGAGATTTAATGATGCATTATTGAGATCTTTCAATTGCTGAATTGATATATTCGAGAGAAGACCACCATCTGCACGCAGTGCATTGGTCACATTGATATTTTCAAATGTATCCCCAATTTCAAAATCAAATTGAACATTTGAGAGAAGTCCCCCATCACCGTAAAATGTCCGAGCATGAATATTCCCATCAACTTTCAGATCCTTATTCACATTGAGGTGTTTGTCCTTTTCCGAAAACTTTAGTTCGACATCACCACCACTTCGACGCATAATGATGCCCACATCTTCACTATTTTTTGTATTACCCTTTGCAATCTCAAAAATTGGATTATCCACATAGTAACTATGAATCGTATTTGAATTCACAACATCGAGATTTTCCACTTCCAGTGAAGAAATCTTCAATTTTTGACCACCGACATCGATTATTTCTTTAGTTGTACAATCATATGCGAGAAGGTTGGACGCATGTCCATACCTAATTGGTGTCACATAAAATCCACTGTGTTCGATGTTGTCAATATTTGCATTCGAAGCATTAAGTACTATTGAATTATGTGGTTGATCACACTCTGTAAAACGACCAAGACGCACCTTGTGCGTGGGTTGGGTTACACCAGTAGTTTTAACCATTTATATATTCCCTGATTTTAATTTGCATACACTAAACCCGCCATACCATTTTCTATCCTGAGAATGTTGTAGTTTACGGCGTAAATTGTATCATTTAATATTTGACTTTCACTATGTATTTTAGCGTTTTCAATTCGACTAAAGTTGAGAGATCCAGTTGGTTGGTGAAGGCTTGTTGTGATACAGAATGGATGCATGAATATATCGGGTGAAGTCACATAGTTTGTGTGATAGTAGTGCGAAACATCCATAAAATGTGGTCTCGCCCATTTGTAATTTGAAAGATCAACTCCATTTATACTCAATTTAATTCGATTTGATGTGGACGTCAAAGGACTTGTTCCACTATTGTTTGAACTTACAATGAACTTTACTGGGTGATTAAAGTTGAGACTTTGAATGTGATCCCCGGAACCAATATTCTTTTGCACTTGGTAAATCAACATATCATGACTACGCGACGCAATATTACCACGCTCTTCATTATCAAGATAATAATAGTTCGAATGACATTCCCAGTTATAGTTTGCAGCACTTGATCCCCATCGTACTCTCAATTCAACATCGTGATATTGAAGTGCTGTGAGTGGTATCGCGGATTGCGCACCCTCGCAAAAGAAAAATCGAAGTGGGTAGAAGTAGGAGCTTGCGGTACTACCACCTGGGTGTGGCCCATTTGAGCATTTACTGAGATTTTGGGCAAGAAGATCAACCGCAATGTTTTCACAAAATGTAGAATCTTGTTCATCGATCACCTGACCACCAATCACAAGTTGAACACTTTCAATGAGACTTTCCCAGTTTGTAGTGTCCATGGCTTGACCACCGTTATCAATCGTAAAGTATGTGTATCCCAAAAGATCACCACTTCGTTCTATACGAATTGTCGATAGAGAGTTATTTTTCACATGTCCATGTATAATTTGCTTCTCAATGGATTGCGAAAAATTAGAGTGTCTCTTAAATGTCGAATTGAAGAATGATATCTCCGGACTTCCAACAATGTATTCATCCTGAGCACCGATACATACAAGTTGAACAATACCCGCAGACATTGTATACTACTTTAATACGAGAAAATTACAAGTTTGGTTTTCTACACACGAATCGAATAACTAAAAAGTTGTGACCCACGACGTCGGGGTTCTTAATCGTAGCACCACTTTGGTCCCGGATTGTCACTCTAAATCTATCAATGCTGCGAATTGGGTCAATGTATTGTGTCACAATGGGATAGTCATTCTTGAAACTAATAAGTTCCGTGTCCGCTGTAACAAGACTCGCGAACGAGTTGCGAAGAACTGTCATCGTCGGCTGACCACCAAGTGTATTTGAGGCACGGTCGTTGAAGTTGGTGTCAAGTTCGTCAATGGAAATGTAACAGTGTTCGGTGGAAATATTAGAATGAATGTGAGCCGCGAGAAGTCTGGCCTGAACAACATTGCGAATAGGTTGTTCAAGATAACACGTAAATGTATTGGCACTGGATTGGCCAATTGAATCTATGGTAATTGTATGGTACTCATAGTTGAGATCCGGGATACTCTCGGTTAATGAAGTGATCAAAGCCATTTAGTATTAGCTTAGATTAAAGATCCGCCAATTCCATCCTCGATCCCATACCCAGCTTGGTCATCGACAAGTTTTTGAGCACCACAAATACCACCTGGAGTCAAAGACTTGCTGTATGGTGATTCCCCACCAGCTGTTCCAGCGGTACACTCAATCTTGTGTTCAAGGTTGAAGAGGGATTCTTCACTGATCGCCTTAATGGCGATTGGTCTGGGTTGGTAGGTACTTCTCGTGGCAGTGAGTGCGACGATAATCGCCAACAAAACAAAGATGGATGTGATCGCATTGCGGTTGGCCTTGTTGAACGTAAACATTTATACTATGTGTACATATTTTTTCTAAAGTGCGTTAAAGGTAATTTAATAGTTTCCCTATAGAGAGTAGATGGACGAAGAAATCGTACTCGACAGAGGAAGTACACATGTCATGAAACTTGACGCTGACGAACAAGCTCTGATGGATGAAATTGAAATATCAATTCCACGTTCTCAGCCTGTGAAACGAAATAATCCTGAAAGTTACAAACAGCGACCCCAGCAACAACAGCAACACCAAGAGGCGATGGATGCGTTTGTAAATCCAAACAAACAATCAGCCCCAGCACAACCCCGCATGGATGAAGAGATTGATTACGGTGAAGACGAACCAATGTTCTTTGACGACGACGAATCCCCTGGTGGACAGGAGGAACAACCCTCAAAGGGGTACAATTCAATTGACGAGGAAAAGAGTGATCTCTTGAATAAACTTGGACGCCTTGAGAAGAAAGGCTTTGCAGTGAATAAGCGCCTTACGGCATATTCAAGTGTAGACGAACTCCGTACAGAAGTTAAGCGTATCACATATAGTATAGACGTCGAACAATCAATTCGATTTTCGAGACGTATGTTGGTTGCGTGTGTGACGGGTCTTGAGTTCTTAAACAAAAGGTACAACCCATTTGAAATTCAACTCGAGGGATGGTCGGAGAGTGTGATGGAAAATGTGGATGACTATGATACAGTGTTCGAAGAACTCTACGTGAAGTATAGATCCAAGGTCACCGTTGCCCCAGAAATCCGCCTCATCATGATGCTTGGTGGATCTGCGATGATGTTCCACTTGACAAATAGCATGTTCAAGTCGGCACTACCAAATATGAATGATGTCATTAAGCAAAACCCAGATCTTGTTAAAAATATGATGGCCGCTGTTCAGAACACAACGAGAGCACCTGAACAGGCAGCCCCCGTTGGTGGTACAGGCAATTATGAAATGCGAGGCCCAGGTTTAGATATTTCCAGTCTTATGGGTGGCATTATGATGCCACCCCCGCCCCCAATGAATACGTCACCTATCGCGAATCGTTCAGAGCCAGACTTGGACGACGATGATATGTCGGACATCGTATCTATATCAGGAGAATCAACAGGGGGGGAGGTGAAAGAAGTAAATGTAGATGCATCCAAACCCAAGAAGACCCGGCGAAAGAAGAAGACAGAAATTAATCTCTAGATACAGTATAAATGATAGGTTACTGTCCCCTGGAGGAAGAACCTCCTGTGCGACAACCACAGGTGGCTGTCGCTAAACAGCCCGAACCCAGGATGGGTTTCGAAGAAACCGAATGTAATTACATCGTGATGGCATTCATCGCGGGTGTTCTTATTTTAGCCATAACTGATTCCATGCAAAAGTAAAAAGTGTATCTTTTTTACCTCGTTTGATTTATGAAACTTGGTAAAAAAGTTTGTATTTATGTGTACCACTGTCTAATAAACGACATTAGACCAACTTCGCAGACACGAGCGCCGCCTTGTAGTTGACGTGATCCACGAGGGTATATACGGGCTCGGTTTCACCCGTCTCTTCCCAGACGATTTGACCGTTTTCATCGAGGACATCGACAAGTTCTTGGCGAATCTCAGTTTCGTCGTATGCACCTTCTTCTAACTCCACGGGGCTCTCTACAATGTCCACTCTGTAGTAGACAGTCTTTTGTGTATCGGTGTAATCGGCTTGTTCTTCGGGTGTCAATGCGTTGTACGCGTCAACAGACACGTCGGTATAGGTCACCACACTTCCGCCACTAACCGTCTCGTACTTTCGCTTGCTCACTTCGTTCCCATCGGCGTCGAAATACACAGTATCGCGACCCTTCTCGTGAATCTTTCGATACACGGTTTCGATTTTCTTCGTCTTGCGTCGTTCGCACAAGTTTTGTTCGTATTCATATAAATCGGCGATGACTTCAGTCTTTTGAATGTAGTACACCACATTCGAGATTTCTCGTTTTGGCACATGAATGGGCCTTCGCACGGGCTCTGTGAAATCACAGTCTTGGGTAACCTTGGCGACTGTATAGTTCATAAGAGCGCCGTCACCCTGTTTTTGTGTATACCCGGGAGCCACATTGGACGTGGTCACGAGATCGCCAGACTCGAGGGGTCCACCGACGTCTGTGACCCAGATTTGAGTATCACCCTTGGTGTCCACGAGCGTATCGTAATCGTTGGTATCAGTCGTTTTGTTAGACACGACCCCATACCATTTCTTGTCCATATAGACATTCGAGAGGGCGACGATGGGTGTCGCGGTCGTCTTGTGGGCGTTCGCGTTCGCACTCACGACGCAACCCACGATATTTTGACCCCACGCGTTCGAGACGGTGGTCTTGGACCTCGGAAGTTCCGCGACGATTTCTTGGATGGACTTGATCGTGTACGGAATGAGTTGATCGTATTGAACTTGTGCTGGATCACTCCCCCACGCGGAATAGTCGGGATCTTGTTGAATATCACCTGGAACTGGTTGGGGTGGCTTCTCGGGTGTCGGATCGGCGTACGCCCCCAAATGGACTGTGTGTCTCAATTCTGGGGCGTCGTACCACACGTCTTGTGCCATCAAACCAGACTCGTAATGTGAAATGTCTGGTTCATCCAATTTGAACTTCTTGAAGTAACTCTGGGGGGACAGTTTCATGAGCGTCGTGGTCGCGTCCTTGATGCGAACCTCCTTGACCTTCAAACGATCGTCTGAGGAGGAGTATGAAATCTCACCACTCGAGGTATCGTAATACATCGCCGTACCAGTCTGGCTGCGCAGGGGTTTCACGAAGAAGGCGGAGTCGGCGTTTGTGTTCAAGAAGAAACCAGAGGCGTTGAGGGCGATTGAATTGATGTGTTGATTGGCCCAACCCGTCCAAGCCCCCACAGCGACGGCGTAGGTGCCTTGATTGCTCTTCCCCGCTTGGGACCCCACAGCGACGGCTCGAGTCCCTTGGGTGGATTGCCCAGAGTTAGAACCAATAGCCACGGCTTCGCTGCCTTGATTGGAGATACCCGCGTAGTACCCCACAGCGACGGATTGAGAGCCTTGATTGTACCGAGCCGTATTGTACCCCACAGCGACGGCGCGCTCGCCTTGAGAGGTCTGACCCGCAAACGCTCCCACAGCGATGGCGAAGGGGCTTTGAATGATTTCACCCGCCTCGAACCCCACACCGACGGCGCGAGAGCCTTGACGATTGTAACCCGCGTAGGTCCCCACGGCGGTGGCGTCGGCGCCTTGAGAGGTCCTACCCGCACGGTACCCCAAAGCCGTGGCGGAGTCGCCTTGAGAGGACTGACCCGTTACGACCCCCACAGCGACGGCGCGAGAGCCTTGATTGTACTGACCCGCGTGGTTCCCCACGGCGGTGGCGTAGATGCGTTGAGAGTTCTGACCCGCACCGGACCCCACAGCTGTGGCTTGCTGACCTTGATTGTTGCTACCCGCGTTGATCCCCACGGCGACGCCTTGGATCCCCTGATTGGACCGACCTGCACTGCTCCCCACAGCGACGGTGTTGTCGCGTTGAGAGTTCTGACCCGCTTGGTAGCCCATAGCCACCGAAAATGAATTCTGCCCCAATTCACCGGATTGAAAGCCAATAGCCACGGATTGAGATCCTTGGCTCACACGCCCAGATTCATGTCCAATAGCCACGGATTGAGATCCTTGGGTGGATTGTCCAGATTGATAACCCATAGCCACCGAAAATGAATTCTGCCCCAATTCACCGGATTGAAAGCCAATAGCCACGGATTGAGATCCTTGGGTGGACTGACCCGCTTGGTAGCCCATAGCCACAGATTGATCCCCTTGGTCAATTTGACCGGATTGGTAGCCCATAGCCACAGATTGAGAACCCTGATATGATTGACCCGCACTGTCACCCATAGCCACAGATTGAGTCCCTTGATAAGACTGTCCAGTGTTAGAACCAATAGCCACCGAGATGGCATTTTGGTACAGTTCACCCGCTACATAACCGATAGCGACCGATCCAGACCCTTGGTAGCTCTGCCCAGCATTGTAACCGAGAGCCACAGATTGAGAACCCTGATATGATTGACCCGCACTGTCACCCATAGCCACAGATTGACCCCCTTGGTAGGACTCTCCCGCATCGAAGCCAATAGCTATGGATTGAGTATTCTGATAGGACCGCCCAGCAGAAGTTCCAATAGCCACTGAGAATCCACGTTGGGCCACTTCACCCGATAGATAGCCAATAGCTACGGAACCAGTTGATTGTCCGGATTGTCCCGCATTGAAGCCAATAGCCACGGATTGAGTATTCTGACCAAATTGAGCGGATCGAAACCCCATAGCCACACATTGAGTAGACTGATTTCTTTCACCGGCCTCATAACCTATCGATACCGATGAAGACCCCTGAATAAACCGACCACATCGATAACCCATGGCAATGGAGAGGGCATTTTGTCCAGTTTGACCCGCCTCGTAACCAATAGCCACAGTTTGTGGTTGTTGATAAAGTTGACCTGCTTGGTATCCCACACTCACGGAATTAGACCCTTGAAAATACAGGCCACAATTATAACCCATAGCTACGGATTGAGATGCTTGCATAAATGTTCCACATCCATAGCCAATGGTCACAGATCTGACATTCTGGGAATATCGCCCAGCTTGAAACCCAATAGCCACAGTTTGGGTATTTTGATTTATCTCACCCGCGTTATCACCTATTGCTACGGATTGTGTCCCCTGGTAAGACTGTCCAGCATTCGAACCGATAGCCACAGATTGGGCATTTTGTGATAATTCACCCGCCACGTAACCAATAGCCACAGATTCAGACCCTTGGTAGGACCGACCTGCTCGGTAGCCCATAGCCACGGATTGGGTGTTTTGTCCCGACTCACCCGCGTTGTCACCCACAGCCACAGATTGAGTTGCTTGGTAGGACTGTCCAGCGTTAGAACCAATAGCCACGGAGAGGGCATTTTGGGACAGTTGACCCGCCACATAACCAATCGCCACGGATTCAGACCCTTGGGACGTCTTACCAGATTCAAAACCCATAGCTACTGATTTTGTACTTTGATTTGTAAAACCCGATTGATAACCCACAGCCACTGATTGAGTTCCCTGGGTTGTTTCACCAGATCTAAAACCCACAGCTACCGACTGAGTTCCCTGGTTGGTCTGACCAGATTCACGACCGATGGCTACTGCACTGGCTCCCTGGGTTGTCTGTCCAGCCTGGTATCCGATGGCTACCGAATTAGTTTGTTGGTTTGTTTCTCCAGACCTAAAACCAACCGCGACTGAATTATCTTTCTGAGTTGTTTGTCCAGCTTCAAGACCAATAGCTACTGCATTGGATCCCTGTGTTGTCTCACCAGCTCGAACACCCACGGCAACTGCGTTATTTTTTTGATTTGTCTCTCCAGCTTCTAGACCTATAGCCACTGCACTTATACCCTGACTCGTCTTACCAGCTTGATAACCCACAGCCACGGATTGTGACTTTTGACCACTTTGACCCGCATTGTCACCCACAGCCACAGATTGACCTCCCTGGTAGGACTGCCCAGCGTTAGAACCAATAGCCACCGAGAGGGCATTTTGGGACAGTTCACCTGCCACGTAACCAATAGCCACAGATTCAGACCCTTGGTAGGACTGACCCGCTTGGTAGCCCATAGCCACCGAAAACGAATTCTGCCCCAATTCAGCAGATGTGTCACCAATGGCCACAGATTGAGACCCTTGACTCACCCGTCCAGATTCATGTCCAATAGCCACGGATTGAGATCCTTGGGTGGATTGTCCAGATTGAAAGCCCACAGCCACGGATTGCTCCCCTTGGCCAACCTGACCAGATTGGTAGCCCACAGCCACGGATTGGGTATTCTGCCCTTTTTCACCCGCGTTGTCGCCCACAGCCACGGATTGAGTTCCCTGGTAGGACTGTCCGGAGTTAGAACCAATAGCCACCGAGAGGGCATTTTGGGACAGTTCACCCGCAACATAGCCAATAGCCACGGATTCAGACCCTTGGGACGTCTTACCAGATTCAAAACCCATAGCTACTGATTTTGTACTTTGATTTGTAAAACCCGATTGATAACCCACAGCCACCGATTGAGTTCCTTGGGTTGTTTCACCAGATCTAAAACCCACAGCTACCGACTGAGTTCCCTGGTTGGTCTGGCCAGATTCAAGACCGATAGCCACTGCGCTGGCTCCCTGGGTTGTCTGTCCAGCCTGGTATCCAATAGCTACCGAATTAGTTTGTTGGCTTGTTTCTCCACACTTAAAACCAACCGCGACTGAGTTACTTTTCTGATTTGTTTGTCCAGCTTCAAGACCGATGGCTACTGAACTGGCTCCCTGTGTTGTCTCACCAGCTCGAACACCCACGGCAACTGCGTTATTTTGTTGATTTGTCTCTCCAGCTTCTAGACCTATAGCCACTGCACTTGTACCCTGACTTGTCCTACCAGCTTGATAACCCACAGCAACTGATTGTGACTTTTGAGCTATTTGTCCCGCGTTGTCACCCACAGCCACGGATCGACTTCCCTGGTAGGACTGCCCAGCGTTAGAACCAATAGCCACGGAGAGGGCGTTTTGGGACAGTTCGCCCGCTACATAACCAATAGCCACGGATTCAGACCCTTGGTAGGACTGACCCGCTTGGTAGCCCATAGCCACCGAAAATGAATTCTGCCCCAATTCACCAGACGTGTCACCAATGGCCACGGATTGCGATCCTTGGCTCACACGCCCAGATTCATGTCCAATAGCCACGGATTGAGATCCTTGGGTGGATTGTCCAGATTGAAAGCCCACAGCCACGGATTGCTCCCCTTGGCCAACCTGACCAGATTGGTAGCCCACAGCCACGGATTGGGTATTCTGCCCTTTTTCACCCGCGTTGTCGCCCACAGCCACGGATTGAGTTCCCTGGTAGGACTGTCCGGAGTTAGAACCAATAGCCACAGAGAGGGCATTTTGGGACAGTTCACCCGCTACATAACCAATCGCCACAGATTCAGACCCTTGGGACGTCTTACCAGATTCAAAACCCATAGCTACTGATTTTGTACTTTGATTTGTAAAACCCGATTGATAACCCACAGCCACTGATTGAGTTCCTTGGGTTGTTTCACCAGATCTAAAACCCACAGCTACCGACTGAGTTCCCTGGTTGGTCTGACCAGATTCAAAACCCATAGCTACTGCATTGGATCCCTGTGTTGTCTCACCAGCTCGAACACCCACGGCAACTGCGTTATTTTTTTGATTTGTCTCTCCAGCTTCTAGACCTATAGCCACTGCACTTGTACCCTGACTTGTCCTACCAGCTTGATAACCCACAGCAACTGATTGTGACTTTTGAGCCTTTTCACCCGCGTTGTCACCGATAGCCACAGATTGAGTCCCTTGGTAGGACTGCCCGGAGTTAGAACCAATAGCCACAGAGAGTGCATTTTGGGACAGTTCACCCGCTACATAACCAATAGCCACGGATTCAGACCCCTGTCTGGATCGCCCTGCGTTGTTACCTACAGCCACAGATTGCTTGCTCTGCCCAATCTGACCAGATTGGTACCCCATAGCCACGGATTGGGTATTTTGACCATTTTGACCCGCGTTGTCACCCACAGCCACGGATTGACTTCCCTGGTAGGACTGTCCAGCGTTAGAACCAATAGCCACCGAGAGGGCATTTTGGGACAGTTCACCCGCTACGTAGCCAATAGCCACGGATTCAGACCCTTGTCTGGATCGCCCCGCGTTGTTACCTACAGCTACGGATTGCCTACTCTGACCACTTTGACCAGATTGGTAGCCCATAGCCACGGATTGGGTATTCTGTCCCTTTTCACCCGCGTTGTCACCGATAGCCACAGATTGAGTCCCTTGGTAGGACTGCCCGGAGTTAGAACCAATAGCCACCGAGAGGGCATTTTGGGACAGTTCACCTGCCACATAACCAATCGCCACGGATTCAGACCCTTGGTAGGACCGACCCGCTTGGTAGCCTACAGCCACGGATTGCTTGTTCTGACCACTTTGCCCAGATTGGTAGCCCATAGCCACAGATTGGGTATTCTGCCCCTTTTCACCCGCATTGTCACCCACAGCCACGGATTGAGTTCCCTGGTAGGACTGCCCGGAGTTAGAACCAATAGCCACCGAGAGGGCATTTTGGGACAATTCACCTGCTACGTAGCCAATAGCCACGGATTCAGACCCTTGGTAGGACTGACCTGCTTGGTAGCCCATAGCCACCGAAAACGAATTCTGCCCCAATTCACCAGATGTGTCACCAATGGCCACAGATTGAGACCCTTGACTCACGCGCCCGGATTCATGTCCAATCGCCACGGATTGAGATCCTTGGGTGGATTGTCCAGATTGAAAGCCCACAGCCACGGATTGCTCCCCTTGGCCAACCTGCCCAGATTGGTAGCCCATAGCCACAGATTGGGTATTCTGCCCCTTTTCACCCGCATTGTCACCCACAGCCACGGATTGAGTTCCCTGGTAGGACTGCCCGGAGTTAGAACCAATAGCCACCGAGAGGGCATTTTGGGACAATTCACCTGCTACGTAGCCAATAGCCACGGATTCAGACCCTTGGTAGGACTGACCTGCTTGGTAGCCCATAGCCACCGAAAACGAATTCTGCCCCAATTCACCAGATGTGTCACCAATGGCCACAGATTGAGACCCTTGACTCACGCGCCCGGATTCATGTCCAATCGCCACGGATTGAGATCCTTGGGTGGATTGTCCAGATTGAAAGCCCACAGCCACGGATTGCTCCCCTTGGCCAACCTGCCCAGATTGGTAGCCCATAGCCACAGATTGGGTATTCTGCCCCTTTTCACCCGCATTGTCACCCACAGCCACGGATTGAGTTCCCTGGTAGGACTGCCCGGAGTTAGAACCAATAGCCACCGAGAGGGCATTTTGGGACAATTCACCTGCCACGTAACCAATAGCCACGGATTCAGACCCTTGGTAGGACTGACCCGCTTGGTAGCCCATAGCCACCGAAAACGAATTCTGCCCCAATTCACCAGATATGTGACCAATGGCCACGGATTGAGATCCTTGAGTGGATTGACCGGAATGGTAACCGATCGCGACCGACTGCTTACCCTGCCCAATTTGACCAGATTCATAACCCACCGCTACAGATTGGGTATTTTGTGAAGACTGTCCCGCGTTAAGACCAATGGCCACTGAATATGGATATTGTGAGGTCATACCAGATTGGTGGCCCAATGCAACCGATTGTTCACCTTGTGACGTCTGCCCAGCTCTAAAACCAATTGCAACCGATTGGATATTTTGCGCGGTTTGTCCAGATTCGTAACCCACCGCAACAGACTTTGACCCTTGGTTTGATTGACCAGCTTGATAACCGACGGCAATAGCTTGTGATTTTTGACCGGATTGCCCCGATTGATATCCAATGGACACAGTCTTTGCATTTTGATTTATCTCACCCGCGTTATCACCTATTGCTATGGATTGTGTCCCTTGATACGACTGTCCAGCATTCGAGCCGATAGCCACAGATTGGGCGTTTTGTGATAACTCACCCGCTACGTAGCCCATCGCTACCGATTCAGATCCTTGATAGGATCGCCCCGCGTGGTAACCTAATGCCACCGACTGAGCTTCCTGCACGATTTGACCAGATTGATATCCCATCGCCACAGATTGTGTATTCTGGCGTATCTCACCCGCGTTATCACCAATGGCCACAGATTGGGTCGCTTGATATGATTGCCCGGCATTGGAACCAATAGCCACGGAGAGGGCGTTTTGTGACAATTCACCAGCCACATACCCCAACGCGACAGATTCGGATCCTTGATAGGATCGTCCCGCGTTGTATCCGATAGCCACTGAAAACGCATTCTGTCCCAATTCACCGGATGTATCACCAATTGCAATCGATTGTGAACCTTGAGATTCTCGCCCAGATTCGTGACCTACGGCTACAGATTGGATCCCTTGACTGGTTTGACCAGATTGATAACCAACCGCTACAGATTGAGTACCTTGGGAGGTTTTTCCAGCTTGATAGCCAACGGCAACAGATTGTGTATTCTGATGTATCTCACCGGCGTTATCGCCGAGGGCTACAGATTGAGTCCCTTGATAGGATTGTCCAGCATTAGAGCCAATAGCCACGGACAAGGCATTCTGTGATAATTGTCCCGCCGCGTAACCCATGGCTATAGATTCAGACCCCTGACTGGTTTGACCCGCGTTGTAACCAATTGATACGGATTGTATTCCTTGTGATGTTTGACCAGATTGAAAACCAAGCGCGGTTGATGTATCCCCTTGTCCCGTTTGTCCAGATTTATAACCAACCGCGGTAGATTGATCCCCTTGATTTAGCTGTCCAGCTTGATACCCGATCGCAGTGGATTGATCCCCTTGGTTTGACTGTCCAGCTTGATAACCAAATGCCAAAGTCTCATCACCTTGATTAATTTCAGCGGTACCAAAACCCAAAACAATACTATTATTACCTTGACCAACGCGACCACATTGATACCCTATCGCGATTGATTGCGAACCTTGACCAATCTGCCCAGCTTGATATCCAAGGGCGATACTTTGCGCATTCTGACCAATTTGACCAGATTCGAAGCCGACGGCGACTGCTTGCGAACCTTGTATCGATTGTCCTGATCTATATCCGATAGCTACAGACTGCACATTTTGATTAACTTCACCACATTCTTGACCAACCGCCACAGATTGGGATCCTTGTTTTTCTCTACCCGCGTGATACCCAACCGCAACAGACTTTTCACCTTGATTGGTGAAACCAGATTCTGAACCGAGCGCGATCGCATTTACACCCTGTGACGTTTTACCTGCATCTTTACCAATTGTAATCTCATCAAAGTTATAATTTATAGATGTAGGTGGAGTTGTTGTTGTAGCCTGAGTATCATCTTCGTTGAGCTCAGCCAAAAATACATGTGTGAATCGACCCGCGTTTCCTACGAAAGGCATTACTACTATTAGTTGGCGAATAAAATACCGCCCAAACCATTTCGTATTCTAAGAACATTATAGTTAACAGCGTATGCAGTAAGTTCGGTATCACTCGTACGATTTATTCCTTTTACAATATCTCTTATGACAATTTTTGCGTTATCTAATCTACTAAAATTACAGGTACCCGTGGGTTTATACTCCGATGCATTCTTACAAAAGTGGAATGCATAATATCGTGTATATTGGGGGCAGTTGGATGTATCAACAAAGTTTACTAAACCATATTTGGAATTGACATAACTTTGTACAAGATGAAAGTACAACGGAGACATATTTTCTAATATTGATGTACCGTTCAGATATATATCCGCAGTACTAAATGATAATTTGTCTTCTTCAATCAAACCACCCTTTGCTTGGTAGCCAAAAAATAAACTCTTCACTGGATGATTAAAGGATGAAATATCAAAAGTTGTTCTAGGATTCTCTATAGGACTTTTAGTGGATTGGACTTGAGTGATGATCAAATCGGTTGGAGTATTTGTAAACTTAATTCTTTCATCCGAATCCAAGAAGATATAATTCCCGTAACACTTTATGTCGGATGCACTCTGGTTTGCAAAATTTACCCGTATTTCAACTTCTTGAAATTGAAGTGCCACGAGGGGTAAGAACATATCGTGATCACAGAAGAAGAAATGCATTGGAAAAAATCGAGTAGAAGACTGAGACGTTTTGTTAAAGATTTCTTGAGCCTTCACAAAGTTCTCCGCGTGATAATTCTGCCATATATCAGCAACGAAATCAAATGTGTGTGAATCAATTTTAACACCACCAATATAAAGATCAAAGACAGCACCGTCAAATTTAGTGATTAAATCCGTACCTTCAAACCACACTGAGTTTATAAGATCACCCCATGTGGGTATAATGATGGAATTGTCCGTCGCTGTGATCGTTTTTATAAGTCTTGGTGCTTGTGCAAAATTGGTGTGTCTCTTGTATTTCATACTGAAGAGCGACATACCTTCGTCACTTGTTAAATAAACGTCTTGAGTACCTTTAGAAACAAGTTGTACTAATGCACCAGACATTTATTTATTGTTCAGATTATAAAAATAGACACTTTCCCTGAGGGAAGTCTGGTTTTTCTTCGGTGTCCGCCTTCCCGTGTATCTTGAAACCACCTTGGCGATACACCTTCATTCTCTTGTAGTACATAGCTGTAAAGATAGACCAGGGGTCGTGGACATCATAGATGTGGGGATTGTTCTTTTTTCCCTTGGTCTCTCGCATAATACGACCAATACTCTGTACAATATCGGACTTTGGAGACGCCAGAATAACTGTATCCAGAGTTGGTATATCCAGACCCTCGTGGGCTTGACTAAACGTCGCAAATATGATTTTCTTTTGGGAAGACGCCTGGAGATCCACCTCCTTCATACCACCCATATAGAGGCCCGAGTTCTTTGGAAAACACTGGTGAAGCATCTCACAATGCCATCTCCGGTCACTGAGTACGAGGAGTTGTCGTGTCCCTGCGGACGCTTTTTTAACCAGTTCCACGAGCATTTGGTTTCTCTTCCTGTCCTCGACAACCTCTGTGACCATATTGGGCATTGACAACTTCCCATTTCGTGTACATGGTGGGGCATTTCTATAGTTTTGGGACTCGTATACGATTGGAAACACCTCCACCTGTTCTTGGTTCTTTCTCTCCACCGCAAAAAATGTTGGACCCATAAACCAATGCAACACCTTTGTGAGACCATCCTTTCGCTCGGGGGTTGCTGAGAGACCAAAGATATGCTTGGGACACATCTTGAAGAGAGACTGGGAGAACACTTTTGCACAAATGTGGTGTGCCTCGTCGACAATGAGTGTACCTATCGAGTCGAAATCGCTGAATGAATATTCCTTGAGGGAGAGGGATTGGAGCATCGCAATAACAAAGTCACACTCTACCTCTTTCTTGTTCTGTTGAACAACTCCAATTGTGGCACCTGGACAAAATTGTTGAATACGTTCCTTCCACTGATCAGCCAAGAACTGCTTGTGGACAACAATCATTGTACGGTACCCCAACTTACACGCTATCGCCAAGGATACGGTGGTCTTGCCATACCCGCATGGGAGTGAGAGAACTCCATGACCCGCTGTAAGAGCAGCGGCAAGAGCCTCGTTTTGATGAGTTGTATCTCTGAGGGTGCCGACGAACTTGACACCTGTTCGGATGGGTTCAGGGCGTCTATCCTGCTTGGGTTCCCCAAGTTTAGCAACTCCATAGAATCTTGGAACACAGACTCCATTCTTAGTTGCTCTAAAAACTTTAAAAGGCGGTGGGGGAAATCCATAGTCTCCGTTGACGATAGGTCTTACTGTAAGTTCTTTTTTAATCTCCTGAAGCGGACCTTCCGTCACGAGATACCCCGTTCGGGTCAACATATACTATATTAAAGGATTCAAACTTTATATGACTATAATGCCATCCCTTAAGGTTGAAGATAATATTAAGAAAATTGAACAAGCGATTGAAGAGTTGACTCAAGAGGTCTTCCGCCTTCAAGGATCCCTCCGTGTCTTCAAGGGTTTCAAGGAAGCTGGCTTGACCGATGTTGATATCCCAGAACAACCTCAAGATCCAGATGTTGCAACCGAAGAAAGCACCCAAGAATAACCACTGTATTCGCCAACATTCCAAACACCCTTGAACTCGACTACGACTTCAACTTCATCATCTTTTATAAGAGACTGCACAGGTTGTCCACGGACTTCACACATCACTCTCCTATAACGGAATGGAACCTTCACTGTAAGAACTCGACCATCGAGTGGATTATCAACTCGCTTATGTTGCACGAGACGTGCCTTGTTTATATGCATTCTATCTACGATCTGGGCACACTTTTCAGGAATGACCAAACGAATATACTTTTTGTCGTTGTGGTCATACATGGGTGTATGGACTTGGGCTAGAAACTTCATTGATTTCTATTTATATACATTAAAATTAAAACTATAAGCACTGTAATCAAAATAGCTAACATATGTGTTAGAAGACGTGGTCTAAGAGGTTCCCGTGTGCCGAGTAATATACGACTTAAGGATCTTGAAACTTCAATCGCGGCTTCGATGCTTGAATATGGTGTATGTCGTGGAGACATCATACCACACATAGCCACGTGTGGACATTCACCAATGAATGGGAGTTGTCCGTGAAGACTAAGAACCCCCGAGGATTGTGAGAATTGCCATTTTTCACCATCCCACACCGCACCCCACCCAATTCGTATACTTTGTGGAGATGGGAGATTGAGTTGTTTGACTACTTGTTCTTTTATAGTATCCGGATTCGATTTCAAAATTTCATCGGTCAAATCGCATATCACACATGATACTGTTTTTCCATCTGAAAGAACAACGGGTTGGAGGTTCCAAGGAGTTGACGCGGCGATTTCAAGGTCATCACCAAGCTTTTGTGTTTCATCAAAGTCTAAAAGAACGTTTATACACCCGTATGTACTCGCACGCACCTTTTTATCAGCATCTGGTCCCCAGTTATTACCCAAAAACTTTAGGGCTGGACTATTATCAATACATAGAACTAAAAATCCATCATTGATTACAGTTTTATCTGAAAATGTTGCGACAAAATCATTTTCGAGATATTCAACATTATCAAGTTCTGTATTGAACACAAAGTTGATCCCAGATTTTAAAAGTTTATCATACATTAAATCACACATAACTTTACCTGAAACTTTTTGAGTACATTGTTTTGAGAGTGCAACATGGTCAAAACTTTTTACAAACTCATATGCGGACATGACGTTCCAAGGTACACCATCCATGATGAGTGGAAGATGTTCAAGAATAGCTTGTCCACCTGGGGTCAATTCACCAAGAGCTTCTTTGAGTGACACACTCTTGTACTTGTCAGGTTGCGTGAGTACACGCGTCGCGAGAGATGCGAGGGCTCCATAATCTTTGAGTTTGAGGGATCGAAGCATAAAACTATAGAGATCCTTTTCTGTGGGTTCAAAAATATCATCCCATTGGATGCCCATTTCTTCGAAAAGGCTTTTGGTATTCACGAAAGCACGATCAAATACGATTCGGTGTGCGTGGAGATCTCGTGTATTCACACCCGGTTCCCACCACGATCCACCTGCAGATGGCTTTCTATCATATATTGTAATGTCGTGATCACCTGCGCGGAGTATCTCCCATGCGAGAGACATCCCCGATGGTCCAGCACCAACAATATGAATCTTCATTCTACTAGTAGACTATATAATTTTTAGATTAATCCAGTTTCCCTGCGTTCTTCTGGAGTCTTGATGGCATACATGGCACCAATGAAGATTGTAGTTGATATGAGGGCATACTCAATATCTTGTGTCGCACTGAACGCGATTAACATGAGTGAAATGAAGCGGAACGTCTTACTGTTGAAGAGAGTCTTGAGGTTCTTTGGAATCTTGATTGCGTTACCAGAGAAGAGACCTTGGTACAATATGATGAGGGTGAAGAGGATTGGTTGCGCTTTGATGACAGCTTCAGTTGATTGGCTGAATGGTCCAAGGAAGTTTGAGAGCTTTGGCATTTATTGTAACCTAAGATATTAAAAAATAAAAGATTTTTATATAGTAGGATGCTATGCGTCGCGAGTCACAGACCCACTCGGGTGGTATCAAACCAAAAGGTGAAGACCTGGAAGTTTGCAGCCAAATTTCTATGGAAGAACACATTTGTACAAAACAAATCTGAGCTTGGCGAATGGACGAGGGACCAACTTCTCGAACTTGGACCCACGTTTGTAAAATTAGGACAGATTGCCTCTACGAGAGCTGATCTCTATCCACCCGAGTTTACAAAACAACTGGAATCCTTGCAGGATAATGTACCACCAGTCGATATACAGGGTATTGTAAACTTAGACCACTTTGAGGCATTTGACGAGACCCCATTCAAGTCTGCGAGTATTGGACAAGTACACAAAGCGACTCTAAAGAATGGGAAACAGGTCATCGTCAAAGTCAAGAGACCAAACATATATGATATCATGAAGACAGATACAGATAATATCCGGGACATCGTTCGCTTCTTGGAGAAGGTTGGGGTGGACACCGGGAATAGTTCGGAGTTTGTACTAAATGAATCCATAGAGTACCTGTTGGGTGAAGCTGACTATCATCGAGAAATGGATAACGCCATTCGATTCAGAAAGAATATGAAAGATATCAAATGGATTAAAGTTCCCAAAGTGTACACTGAATTTTCAAATGATGATATGATTGTCATGGAGTATGTGGAATCTGAAAAACTTACAGAATTGACCAATCCCAATGTAAATAAGAAGAAGATTTGTGAGGCGCTCATCAATTCCTATGTGATTCAAACGATGGACAAGGGATTTTTCCACGGTGACCCACACCCAGGTAATTTGGGATTTTCCGCCAAGGGTAAGTTGGTATTCTATGACTTTGGTCTCATCATAGATTTATCGAATGAACTTCGTGATGGGTTCAAGAAGATATTTGGGTGTATCATAGACAAGGACACCAAGGGTATTGTAGAAATCCTCATTGCCCTCAAAGTTATTGTACCATCAACTTCCGATGTATCCGATATCGAACTTTTTTTTGAAACAATTTTGGGATACTTGGAAACTTTGGACGGCTCAAACATTATGAATGACGACATCGCCGTCCAACTCGCGATGGAAAAACCTTTCGTTATTCCATCAAGTTTTGTATACTTAGCAAAATCATTCTCTATAATAGAGGGAATATGTTTGCAACTTGACCCAGACTTCAACTACTATACCTACTTGGAGCCCATGATACAACAACAATTCGTGGAATCTCTCGACATCCAAGATACTCTTATGAAGACGGCCGAAATGCCGGCGAAAATACGGAATATTAGTACAGCTGTTTTGGGTTTGGAAAAATCCAAAGCAGCCATGAAGAGGTCCATGTCTAAAAC